CTTTAGAAGATAAAGCTGCTATAAAAGCATTATATTTAACTGGTGTAAAAAGTTATAGAGAGCAAAACAAAGTTAATAAAGAAACTGGAAAAATAGAACCAGGGGTAATACAAGATAATCCAGGCTTTAATATAAATCTTATACGAGGTGCTTATAGCAATTTAACAACACCTGTTGACACTAATGCTGTATTTGCAGATGTAAACAAAAGAACTTTTGATTTTACACCTAACAATCAATTTAAAGCACCTGAATTAATAGAACCAAATTTTGATAATTTTAATATGATAGATATGTACAACAGGGTAAATAATATAGACAATAACTATGTTCCGTTTACAGGTACGTCTACACATAAAATGGACATGGATAGTTAAGGAGATATAAATGAAAATAACTCATAAAACTTTTGAAGAAAAACTATATGAACATATGAAACTTCGTGAAGGATATAAAAACGAAGTATATTTAGATACGTTAGATAAACCTACTTGTGGTATTGGTCATTTATTAACTGCAGCAGAACGTGAAGATTATCCTGTAGGTACTGAAGTAGATGATTATAAAATTAAAGAATGGTATATGGAAGATATTACTACTGCTATGGAAGCAGCAGATAAACAAGCAAGTATACTATCTACAGATAATGAATCTGTAAAAATAGCATTAGTATCAGTTAATTACCAATTAGGTACTAGCTGGACTAGAAAGTTTCCTACTGCTTGGAAATGTTTGTGTCATAAAGAATACGATCGTGCTATAGATGAAATAATGTACGCAGATAAAAAAGCAGATAGACATTCACGTTGGTATAAACAAACACCAGTACGTGTAAAAGATTTTGTAAAAGCAATTAATAAATTGAAGGAGATAGACAATGGCTAAAAAGAATATAGTTAGTCCAAACAGACAACAACCGCCTATGGCAAAAAATATGCAAGCAGATTTAGATGACAATATAGATCAAGGAATAAGAGAAGCTAATCAAGAGTATGCACCATATTTTAATGAATATAATTGGTTAAAAGCTGTATCACCTAATTTAGTTATAAAAATAAAGGAGTAGTTAAATGTTAGGATTTATAGGAGCAGTAATAGGAGCAGGGGCTGGTATATACGGTGCACAAAAAGCATCAGAATCTGCAAGTAAACAACGATCAGCAAGTAAAAAAGTATTTGGAACATTGCAATCTGATGCAGTTGGTTTATTACCTGCAGTTCAACAAAATATGTTACGTAATTTAAGTACATTAAATGAACGAACAGATAACACTGTAGCTAATAGAGTTAATAATTATAATATTGCAGAAGATAGAGCTTACTCTAGAGCAGGGTTTGCTAATGTTAGTAACAATATGTTAGATGCAAGTTTAAATCAATTCTCAGGATTAGATACAGCTTATCAATCACAATTACAAGGAGTGTTTGGTCAAGCACAAACAGAAAGAGATGCAATAGAAAGAACATATTATGATGCTGCTGCACAAGCTGGTAGAGCTGGAGTAACATTAGGTATGGATTTTAATCAAGCAGTAAAAGACCAATATGGAGGGAATGTATAATGGCAAATTACGAAACAGAGTTTTTAAAAGCATTGTCTATGGCTACACAAAGTGGAGCAGGTTTATTACGTTCAATACGTGAACCTGACTATCAAGAAAAGGTAGCTATGCAAACTGCGCAAAGAAAAGAAATAATGGCAGAACAAGCTAAATTTGATATGGATATGGCAGAATTTCAAGAAAAGTCTAAAGATGTAGATCGTAGAATACGACTAACAGAATTTTATGATACACAATTTTTTAGACAAAATGAACAATTAACAGATCAAGCTTTTAAATTAGAATTTCAAGGCAGAGATCAAGAGTTTCAACTTGGAATGAAACAGTTTGTTTTAGATTGGGAAACTATTAGACAAGAAGATGCGCAAGCAGAAAAAAGATCTAATATGATATTAGATAGTAATTTAACTCACGGAAGAGCTATGTCTTTTTTAGGAGCTTCAACTGAAGCAGATATGAGAAAAATGATTCTATCTTCTAATTTAGATACTAAAAATAAAAAAATATTAATGAATTATGCTGATGATATACGAGATGGAAATGTTAGATCTGATGCTGCTTTAAGTTTAGAAACTTATGAAGCTATGAGTCCTTTAATTAAAGATAGAACAAAATCAATATTAGAAGTTCAATTTGAAGATTCTAAAAAAAGAAAACAGCAAGATTTAACTGATACGTATGGTAATTTTTTTGGAAGACGAAGTATGGGAATTTTAGGCCCTGAAGGTACAGTTCCTAAGGATGCAAGAATGGGATATTATTATGATGACAAATATGGTAGAAAAGCACGTAAAAATATGTTTTGGGATAATTTTGAAAATCAACAAGATGCAGAACATATTAGAAATGGCGTAAGTCGTGAAGCTTCAAATCAAGCAGGACAAGTTGCTAGTAATATAATGGATGCTTATGGTACTAGCGGTATAGATTTTTCAAACCCTGAACAAATGAGCGCAGTATATCAAACTATTAAAGGTCATAATAAAGCTGAATTAGCTAATTTAATTAGTAGAGATATAGATTTTGACACATTAGACAGCGGTCCTATGGCTATACAAAGAAAGAAAAAACATCAAAGTTTTTTAACAGGCAATAAAAATACTTATGATAACTTAACTGGTATGTTACTTATACAATCCGAATCAGTTTTAAATAATAAAAAGAAAGGATTGAAAGACGAAAATACAAAAGAAGTTATTAATGATTTGAAAGAAAGTATTGCTTATGGAAATAGAATGATGACTTCTGCAGAAAAAATAGATGACCAGGGTTTAGTTGATGGCTTTAAACAACAAGTTACAATGTTGTCTAACTATTTAGAGCTAGTAGAATAATATGCCATTAGATAGAAGATTACAAATTCTAGATTCTAATTTAGAGTCTGGACAAATGACCGAAGATCAGTATTTAAGAACTATAAAAAAGTTCTATGATACAAAACCTAAGTCATTTGACGCACGAGGTTTGCGTCATATGGAATCAAAACTAATTGATGCAGGCTTACCCCTTACTGATGGAAGACAAGGTCAAACTGACGGAGTTCTTGCACAGATTACATCTGGACTATTAGAAGGTTTTACAACCTTTGGTTTTGCAGATGAACCTGATACATCTACTGAAAAAATAGCAAACTCATTATCTCATCTTATAGGACTAGCACCAGGTGTTGTAGTACAAGCATTGTCTGGAGGTGGTGCTGCAACAGCATTAGTAGCTAGAGGAATGCGTAGACAAGCTAAAGCTAGAGGTGTTAAACAATTTGAAGCAGTAGCTGATCGTTTAGAAAGCGTAGGAGAATCTTTACAATATTCTAACAATAAAGTAGCAAGAGCTATGCATGACGTTACTACCAAACTACCTGGAGGTAAAGCATTACGTAGTCCACAGCCTATTGGTGTAGATATTAAGACAGGTGAAAAATTATACGGTATGCAATCTGTACCTGGTATAGTTGCTAACTTTGTACAAAAACAAAGTACAAGTTTTTTAAAAGACAATAATATTAAAGCAGCAGAATTTATACACAAAGGTGTATTTAAAAATAGATTCATGGATGCTGCTACTCGTGACAATATTGTTAATCAATCTGTACACTTAGGATTATTGTTAGGTGCTTCTGCTAGAGAACAAGGTATACAAGGCATGGGACAAGCAGCAGTACAAGGTGCTATTGCGGGAGGTATATTTGGAGGTATAGGTGAGTATGCAAACATAGGTAGAATGTTAGCTAGTAAAAATGTTGGAGTTAGAACTGCTGGAGAGAAAGTAGTTAGAGGATTTGCTAAAGCATTAAAAGAACAACCTAATCGTAGAGATCAATTTGAAACTATAAACTTTCTTATGAAGGGTACAGCAGGTGCAGCGTATGGTACTACTACTGCTAAACTGCACGATATGCCTTTAGAAGACCAGATATATGAAACATTAATGGCTGTATTCTTTAGTGTAAATAGTAGAGCTGCATTTGAAAATAGAGCTACTAGAGATATATTTAGTTCTGACAAAGTAATACCTAGAGATTTTAAAATGAAAGAAGCACGTAAGTGGCTTACTGAACAACCGTGGTATCAAGCAGAAACTCCTGAGTATCAAGCATACTGGAGCAGGTATTTAAAAGATATACAACGTCAACAGATGGATTATGTTGTTAATAACTACAATGACATTATTGTAGCGTTAGCTCCTGAATATAGAGATTTAAAAGAACAAGGTTTTATTACACCTGAAATGGAAGCAAGAGCTAGAACAGATAATAAAACTAGAGAAACTATATTAGAAAAATTATATGAAGCATCTGAAAAAGCAGAAAGAAAACACGAAGATACTTTTAATATAGATGAAGTAGAACGTAGAGTAGAAGAAAAAGAATTTGAATTTAGTTCTATGGAAATGGACAAAGAAGTTAAACACATAGAACAAGATACATCTATTGCTAGTGAATATTTACCAAAACAACGTACACTAAAAAACATATTTGTAGATATTAAAAAAGTTGGTGACAAAGCTTCTAAGGATTTAGATCCACAAGAATTGCATCAAATGTTTAAGAAGTTAGCTATTGACACAAACTTTACTCCTGATAACTTTATTAAAGAAGTAGAAGGTAAATTTAAAATTAAAGTTAGTGAAGAACAAAAAATGGATTTAGTTCAAGCTATACATAAATATAAACATTTAGATAAGTTTAAAATATCTAGAATATATTTAGTACCAGAAGAAGGTAAGGGCAGATTAAAAAGACGTAAAACAGAAGAGCCTGTATTTGAAGAAGAAGCACCAGAAGTAGACATATACAACAAACCTATAGGCGGTAAAAAGTCTGGTACTAAATCAGACCAAGGTAGTCGTTTAAATAAAATATATGCTAAAGATGATAAACAATTACATTTAGATATAGACTATTTAACTACTGTAGTATCACAACGATATTATGATGCAGTAGAAGGTAAATATAAACCAGGTGCTAAAATTAAAAATGTATCACCTTTGTCTATAGATATATTTGCATTTTCTAAAGATACTAAAGATCCTATTAGTGCTGTAAGAAATATGTCTAAAAAACAATTAGACCAACTAAGAAATAATTTAGAAGAAAAAGAAGGATTGTATATACACGCAGCAGTTAGTGATACTGGTAGATTGCAAGTAAGACAATTCCCTTGGAGCAGTAGAAAGAATGAAACTAATTATATATCTGACAAAGAATTAAAAAAAATAGATAGAACTATTAGAAAAGAATTAGGCGGCACTGATGCTAAAAAATATAAATCTAATGTTGGATTTGTTATTTGGCGTATGAAAGAAATGAATTTAATAGATGCTAAATACACAGCACAAGACATTATAGATACATTGCCTACTTATTTTAAAACAGAACCTTATACCGATGTTACAAAAATGCAAAAGTATACTAAGCATATGTCTGGTATTGAAGTACCTATAGATAGTCAATACATTAAAGATGAATATACACACGCTTTAATAAAAGACTTACCTGGTAGTATAAAAAATATGGGACCTGAAATGGAAGCATTTAACTCAGGTACTGATGGTGCTAGTATGTTAAGAGGTGAAAAATTTGATAGGTTAGCAAAAGCGTATGGATTAGATCCTGAAACTGGTGTTATAAAAACTATACATATACACAGACCTGGTGAGTTTACTAACGGTAATAAACGTGGTACAACTATTATTAAAACTGCTACATTTAGAATGGACCCTAAGTGGGAAGCTGTGTTAGATAAAACAGAAGCAGGTAAAAAAATAGATTATTTACATTATGATACTGCAGTAAAAGAAATTAGTGGAGCAAAAAGACCAGAAGTACTAAGTGAAACAAATGTTACATGGAAATCTAAACTAGAAGATAATTACATAAATTTAGATGTCTATGAGAATTTTAATAAATTAGAAAAATTAAAATTGTTAAGACAGGTTACCTCTAATTTAAATACTATTGACATGGATCCTACTAGTGCAGATGGTAAGATTTTTTGGAATAAATGGCAAGAAATTATAGATGCATCTGCAAGAGGAGATGCTGTTGTAAGCAAAGAAGTAAGTCAGCTACTTAAGTCCAATCAACCTCTAGGCGATAAAGTATCTTTAGATAAAATAGATATTAGATTAATAGACCAGATATTAAATGAAAATCCTACGTCTATTACAGCCAGAAGTATATTGCGTAAATTGTTTACTGATGGTAGAAGTTCTGAGCGTGATAAAAGAATAGAGCAAGACTTTGCAGAATATGGTAATGAAACATATAACAAACAATTAATAGAAGACTATTTAATTTCTACAGATTTTGAACCAGGAGCATTTTTAAGACCAGGTGTTATAGAGTTTATAAACGAAAAAATATCAGACTATGCTTTTAAAAGATTAACTAGACCTGTAGTAGAAGAATCTTTTAGTTCTAAGTTAGGTTTGTATGATTTAATTATAAGAAAAACAAATTTTAAATACTCTTCTGCTAAAAAAGGTTTAGCTGATAATGAATTTTTACTACACGAAGGTGCACGTATTATTCCTGTTACCGATCCTACTACTCAAAAGAAAAGTACGTTAGGTAAAGTATTTGATAAGTTTGAAAAAGAATATGATTTAGATAAAAACAGCGACACTACTAAACAATTAAAAGAAACATTAGACAATGTTATGTATATACGTTCTCCAATGGTTAGTAACAGTGGTGTTCGTATTGGTAATTTTGTAGGATTTGTTGAAGGTAGAAAAGGTATATCTATTATAACTAACGAAGTTAACGACTTTAATATGAATGGAGCAGACAAAGACATTGACTCGGCTCATGTGTTTTGGGGTATGCCTAAAGAAATAACTAAGGTATATGCTAGACCTGAAATACAAAATCAATTATTAAAAGAAGACGGAACTATGATTTCTTTGAGTGATGCTAAAATTGCTAAAGAATTAGCTAATGCAAAGTTTCCACAAAAAGAAACAAGAAAGCAGCAGTTAGCTAATATGATTGATATAGATGCTAAGCTTGGCAATGGATTGTTTAGTGCAATAGGTAAAGACAGTGTAGGATATATTACTAATCAATTCCAAATAGCTAAACAAGAATTTGATTTAAGAAAACAATTAATGGTAGAAGACGGAAGCGGTAAAGTTACCGAGATGCAAACAAGTGAGTTGCCTAAAATTTGGAAACAGTTAATTATAGATCAAAATGTTTTACAAAGTACATTTATAGATGCTAATAAATTAGTTGATGTTGATTTACCGTCTACTGCTACAGCTAAGTTAAGAGGAAAATATAAAGACAATTTATTAGAAGCAGAAGATCGTATTGTATTGCGTGATATGTATAAACTTGTATTTAGTAAAGTACGTAAAGACGAAGCTCCATTAGATCCAAATGTAGTATCTCAAGAATATTTAAGAATGACTGAAGGTACTACTGGTTATTTAAGAATGGTTGGTGAAAATATTAATGGATTAAAATTAGAAATTAATCCTTACAATGCAATTGACAAAGAAGCTATTATCCCTGTATTAAAAGATTTGTCTAAGGTTATGAAGGATCATCCTTTATTTAAAAAAGCAAACTTAAGAGAGTTTGACAAATGGTTTATGGAAGGTATTGATGGAAAAGAAATGAATACCATTAAAGACTATCCTCCTTTTTTATGGAATAAAATTAATGGTATCGTAGATTTATCTAATGCTTTAAAGAAAGCTCAAGCGTTTAAAGAGTATGCTGTAGAGGTATTAGAAATGAATCCTAGTGCTGTTGATAAGTTTATTGTAGATGTAATAGAAACTACATTTGAGCAGCGTAATAAAATTTATCAATCATTTGACAATAATAAACAATGGTATAAGAAACAAAACATTAGAAGCTATGGAGATCAAATATATTTTACTAAAGAATCTATAAAAGAACAGTTAGAAACATTAACTACAGCTAGAAATGCAGTAGGAAAACCTTTGACTAAACAAGGTAAGATGTTAGTAGAAGATTTATTTGATGTATTTTATATAGCTAATCCTGTTATAGATTTAAACTTTACAGGATTTAGAGGAAAGAAACGATTTGATTTCTTGACAAGCGTTAATAGAGATATAAAAGAACTTCTCAAATTAAAAGCTCAGGAAACAAAACTTACTAAAGGGTTAGAAGAATTTTCTAAACAATCTACTTTAGACAAATTATACGAGCAAAGAGGTGCATTACAAAGAGAATTTGTAGGTTCTTTACCTGACTTAGAACAGACATGGTCCATAAAGGCCCGTAATAAGCAGTATATGGCTAGAGAACGCTATAAGGTACTAGAACTAGCAGTAGCAGAAAAAGACGCTAGAATAGCGCAATTTAAAAAAGATTTTGATTTTGACAATTTAATTGATTACGTGAGTGAGGATATTACACCGCCATCTACATCAAGTCTATCTGAACCTGTAATAGTAGACACTGCAAAACCAGCAGTTAATAAAACTAAACAGGTTGTTCCAGATTTAATTGACATTGACGTTCTTACAGATCCTAAAAAATTAGATAAATTAATTGATACAAAGAAAAAATTAACTAGCAATCAAACAGAAGGTATTAAAAAAGACCTAGATGATTTGCGTGACGTTATTAAATATCAAATAGCAAACGGTAATCCTGGTGTATTGTATAACATATCTTCTTTGTATGCTAATTTCTTTCAAGGAAAAAATAGAGAGATAGATTTAATTCAAGATGTAGATGGCTTGAGGTTAAAGTATTTTGTTAAACATATGAAAAACCAGTATGGTCCTAGTGATGCGTTTGAATCTATACGTAGAAATAAAGAGTTAATTAATCAAGCACGTAAAGACTTATACGTTGATATGACCGATATGGTTCCCTTAAAAACGTTTGCAGAATATGCTAAAGAACAAGACGTGTTTGTTAAAATGATGTCTGATTTAGACTTGTTTAAAAAAACAAGAATAGATTATAGAAAGTATGTAATGGAATGGGCTGATGCTAACGAAGGTTCTATTACTAAGCT